CTCCTCCTGTTCAGGTCAACTACGGTTGGCTCCAGCGGGTGGCACCAGAACCAGGTGTATCGTCCATGAAAATGAGACAACAGGGCACCCCAAGTCTAAGGTTCTAGCAGTCAATTCCGTTTGACTCTATTGGAGGGGGGCATGGTATAACGCGGGGGAAGTAGATCCTAGTCGGCCGGTTTAATTATCTGCTGTATTGGGTGAAGCTTCGTGGGGCGTTCGCTTGTATGACACATTTTTACAAATTGTAGGGAACTAATGTGCGTCGAAGGAGTATGTCAAGGTGTCGAGAAATCCACCGATGGGCAAACATACTTAATTAATGTTCGATGTGCAACTTTTTGTGGAGATGAGCGGCTTCGGGAGGTATACTCCAAAACAACTCGTCTTAGGACGTTTTAGCTGCCCACACCCACTACTTACGACTCAGATATGAATATGAATATCGAGATAGTGGGGGCAGTAGTGAATGTGCACGGTCTAGGTAACCGTGCACGCATGCGTAGGAGAAGAGCAGTAAATTCTGCGCGAACGACGTTCGACAACACAACATTAGAAGATGTCCAAAAAGTTGTGTCTAGAGCGTGTGGAAGTCTTTGGGAGAAGAGTTGTCAGTTGACGGACTGGCTGCTACCAGAGCAAACGATGAAGGGGATGATTGCTAATACAGTTTGCAACCCTAGATTCACAGAGGATCAGAATGTGTTACCAGAGGACACCGTTATCATGAATCATGTTGATAGCACTGCTTACGTAGATGATGAGGCTTATGCTGTCATCTATGAAGGCATGTGCTGTTTTTGCAACGATGTGAAATGTACGTGTGACCCTGATTATGTGGCAAGACTGGTCGGAAAAGCGCGGTATGACCCCCCTGAATGGGAGGATCCAGTATTACATTTTCTTAACAAACGTGCATTGTATGATGACGTGCGTAGTCTTAAACTTCGTCCTAGTAGGGGGCGTTTAGTGAGACATCTTGTTAGGAAGGTAGTGGGTCGTATCAGAGAGCGTAAAGAGCTGGCAGTGTCAGCTGTTGCGTTGGAGAACACACTGAGTGAGGGAAACTTAAGGTTGGAAAA